ATGCTCTGCTTCGGAAGCCACAGCCACCGCCGATGCAGGATGCGCCGGCACCAGGAGCAGCGAGTCGTGTGAGTGATCCAGAACCAGAGTCGGGCAATGGCCGTGGTCATGCTGCCACCTCCTCTGTTGAATCAAAAAGCGTATGCGATTCGTCAGCGGCCTTCTGTAAGTAGCTCACGGCTAAATCGAAGTAAGAGCGTTTCAGCTCTGACCCGACGAACCGCCGCTTCATAAGCAAAGAACAGTAGCCCTCTGAGCCGATGCCGGCGAACGGGGAATAAACCAAGTCACCTGGGTTTGAGTAAAGCCGCAGCACGCGGTTTATCGTGTCAAGTTGTAACGGGCAGATGTGCTTTTCGTCTTTGTTGTCTCGGGCCTGCCTTCCATTCAAAACCACAGTCTGTCGAATGTCAGTCCATACTGGGGAAGCATCTTTCTGCCATTGTTCAACCGGATAGTCGCCACGCTCATGGGATATTGGTTCCGCGTTTACTCCTGGCTTGCGAAACAACAGGACATACTCAGGCGAGCCAACGCGTGACATTGCAGAATCTTTAAGCAGTTGCTTGTGTAGTAGCCCGAGGCTCTTGGTGCGTTGCATTTCAACAACCGGGTCTTTCCAGATTGTGACGCGGCAATGGTAAAGCCATTCCTCGTTGCGGAATGCGTCAATTATATTCCCGCTAAAGTTCTTTAGCTCAATCTCGCCATCCTTCCATTTAGTAGCGAGCAGGTCGGCACAGTGAACCGCGCACAAGCGCCCCGGTTTGGTGACGCGAAATAATTGCTTCACCAGGAAGCCAAATTGCGTCATGAAATCCTCCATGCTGCTGTTGTTGCCCATGTCTTGAGCGTCTGCGCTGTAAACAAACAAGTCAGCGAACGGAGGTGAGAAGATTGAAAGGTCAACTGATTCTGCTTCTATCGTTTCACTGAACCGCACGGCGTCACCGTGGCACATCGTCCAGTTTGGTGTCTTTTTGATTGAAAGGTCTGGTTTCATGAATTGAATGGTGTTGTGCTTGGTTATGTGTTCCGCAGAAAACCGCATTGCCTCTTTCATCACGGCATGTTTTTGAATCTTCTCCCGCAGCGTGCGGAGCACGTTGTTTGCTGTGCGCGGTAATACAACGTAGCAGTTGACAGGCTCACGTTGTCCGTATCGGTAGAACCTCCTCACGACCTGATAAAAGTCCTCGAACGAGAACGAAGGGAAGTAGGTCAGGTTGTGGCAATGCTGCCAATTCATGCCGTAACCAAAGATGCTGCCCTTGCTGATGATTGTTTGAGCGTTCCCTAATCGCCACTCGCGCTCACGCGAAGTCTTATGTTCATCGCGGTCGCAGCCGCGAACGCTTACGGCATTATCAATCTGCTGTTCAAGCTCGTCCTGTTCTGCATTTAAGTTGCACCATACTGCCCACTTGTCTTTACTGGTTTTTATCAGGTCAGCGATTGACTTGCAGCGGTCCTTTAGTGTCATTCGCATTTCACGATTGACGTTAGTTGCACTCAATTCTGAGTTTCGGAATAGCTCGTCGAATGCGCCTTCTGTTTCGTCAACATCTACCAGCACGGCTTCTATGTTCAGCTTTGGCAGCGTGAATCCGTCATCATTGAATCCAAGGTCTGAAGGATGGGAGACACACGCGGCCCAAGATGCAACCCACCTCCAGAAATCGTCTGCGGCGTGCTTTTTAAGCCTCCAATCGCCAGTGTTTGCGGTGTCGTTTAGAAACCATGTTGCGAGCATCTCGGGTGCTGTAACCACACTCAAAAACTCTGCGTGCTGCCCAAGCCTTTCATTGCTAGCAGGGTTTTAGCAGGTTGCTAAACACATGCGGTAAGGCGTATCCTCAAAGGCCTTCGTTAGGCGGATGCGAGTCTTTCCCATGAACGCCTTTAGTATGGAGCTTTCGTCCAATACAACCCCGGCCACCTCTGGAATAACGCTCTCAAACAGGTCAAGCCGCTCGTAATTGGTGATATTGATTCCCGTTCTGTTGAACTCCTCCGGTCGGCGAACATGCTTTACCTCTATGCCGAACTTTTGGCCTTCCAGCACCGTCTGATCGCTCACGGCTAGCGGGGCTAGAATCAGGACCGCGCCCTTCGTATGCAGGCAGACTTGCCTGGCCCACTCTAGCTGTTGTGGCGTTTTCCCTAGACCGCAGTCCTCGAAAAGAGCACAGCGGCCTTGCTTTATGGCCCAGCGAACAATCAGCTTTTGCCAGTCGAACAGTTTCGGGTTGACCGGCTCTATTGGTTCAAAGCCGTGAGAACGCGGCTTGCGGAACTTCTTCTCTAAAAACGAGTCGTAAGCGGTCATGCGGCCTTTCTAGCGTAAGGCGTGGAATGCGCCCGGTAGAACTTCAACCGTTCCTCCGGTGTCCTTCGGGTAAAGAAGTCCTCCAGTGCCACCGCAACCACTATGTCGTTTGTCTGACAGTAGTTCTTGCGGTCAGTTGCGACGCGCCGCTTGATTGCTTTCGGAAGCCTAACGTTAAACTGTGATTTCATTGCTAGAAGGGTTTTAGCAGGTTGCTAGCCAGAGTCGCAATAGGAAAAGTGAAAATAGTTCTTGAAGTGCTAGCAACTATGCATTAGATATGTATCAGCACGGTATAACTATGCGTTTGCGTTTATGAGAACAAAGCACGAGCGGAAGCAGTTGAACGTGCGGCTGCATCCAGAAATTAGACAGGGCACGCTAGAGTTGGCTGAAAATTAGGCTCGTGCTGTTGCTAGGCCGGGGCGAGGTCCAGGTGCGCGGTCATCACGTCACTGGGGTTAAGCCGAAGAAAGCCCTGGCCGTCGCAGGCCACCAAGGCGGCAAAAACTGCCGCAAACAAAGCTGTTGACGCCCGGGCCGGCTCTTGATAGGCTCGGCACATGCTTGGTGAGACAAAAAACCAATTCTCCCTCACCCGCGCAGCGCTGAGTACGGGCGGGCGCGCAAAAAGCAATTTCTTATCAGTTGGGCAGTCAGGAAAACCATCGGGCGCAATGTCGGCTTTGAGCGGACACAGGCCGACCCATTCGACAAGGTGCGGATCATGCTTCATGACGGAGTGGCGGTGTTTGAGATACTGGAAATGCCGTAATCAAAAACGCTGCCGCATAACCCCAGGACTGCCCCTGGCTTAATGCCCAAGTATGCCACCAATCAGAGAATTTGAAATCTTCTGCGGCGACTGCCGCGACATCCTGCCCACCCTGCCGCGCCTGGCCGACGCCTGCATTTGCGACCCGCCCTACGGACTCAAGTTCATGGGCAAAGGCTGGGACCACGGCGTCCCCGGCGTTCCCTACTGGAAAGCCGTTCTCAACGCCTGCAAGCCCGGCGCGCACTTGCTGGCCTTTGGCGGCACGCGCACGTTCCACCGGCTGGCCTGCTCCATTGAGGATGCGGGCTGGGAGATTCGGGACTGCATCATGTGGGTTTACGGGAGCGGGTTCCCGAAGTCGCTTGACGTGTCCAAGGCGATAGACAAGGCGGCGGGGGCGGAGCGGGAATGCACAAGGGAACCGGGCCGCATACTTAAAAGGGGAGCCGCCATGGACTCAATAGCAAGCACTGAGCGCGCCCGCTTTGACACACCCGCCACCGACCTCGCGCGCCAGTGGCAGGGTTGGGGCACGGCGCTAAAGCCCGCATGGGAACCCATCATCCTCGCCCGCAAGCCGCTGTCCGGCACGGTGGCGCAGAACGTGGCCGCGTGGGGGTGCGGTGGGCTGAATGTGGACGGGTGCAGGGTGGGGACGGGAGCCGTGAAAATCAATATATACAACAAGCGCGGCCCTTTTGGCGACACACAGGCTGGTGAAGAGTACACAAGCCACACAGCCTCCGGCCGCTTCCCTGCGAACCTCGTGCATGACGGGTCGGAGGAGGTGCTGGCGGGGTTTCCGGTGACGGGCGCGGCGAAGGCGTCTATGCGCGGGTTGCAGCACAGCGGGCGGCATGGTGGCATGGCAGACTTGGGAGGAAACATCGCAGACGGCACGGATTCAGTGCGCGGCCACAACGACCTCGGCGGCTCCGCCGCCCGCTTCTTCTACTGCGCAAAAGCCTCGAAACAAGACCGGGACGAAGGGTGCGAATCCATGCCAGCCGTCAAATCGGGCATGTCCAACGGCGCCCAACTCCACGGCGAAGGCTACGACAAGGGCCAGGACATCGGCCTGAACCGCGTCATCCAGCGCCGCAACCATCACCCAACCGTCAAACCCACCGCCCTGATGCGCTACCTCGTCAAACTCGTCTCCCGCCCCGGCCACACCATCCTCGATCCATTCTCGGGTTCGGGCAGCACCGGCAAAGCCGCCATCCTCGAAGCCCGCCAATTCCTCGGCATCGAACTCCAACCTGAATATGTCCAAATCGCAACTGCAAGGCTCTCGCATGCCGTTAAGCTGCACCAAGAATCCTCCGCCCAACATTCAGCAGTCACGCATCATTAAACTGGTTTCAGGTTGACTGTTTTGGGCCATTTCCCGCCAGGGCATTCGTTTGCAATCGCCCATCGGGCTTTCCCGAGGCATCCCCATTCCCGGCGCAGGTCGCAAAGCTCGGTGAAGGATTCAACGGCCTGGTGCTCACACGCCTTGCACGCCGCCTCGCGGGCTGGGACAAATGGCGGGCGCGGCCTCGGTCGCACAAGAGGACTCGGTTTGTGCGTCTTTACCGGCTCGCCCGGCTTGCGGTTCAGGTCTATCACGCGCATCAGCCAGGCTCCACTGCCACAGAACCCCCAAAACACCCAAAAACCCAAAAACCTAACTTCACTCATTCCAGTCACTTCCAAAACCGCCCAAAACCCACTCACAACTTGTT